GCATCAATGGAGTTTTAACCGACCTAATAAAAACACGCGATGACCTTGACGCAGGTGCAGATCATCGCTACGTTGCATATCCGCGACCAAGTCGCGACTGCAAATGGAAATGCCAGTTTTTCACTGTATGTCCCCTGTTAGACGACGGAAGCGCCGCCGAACAAGCAATCAGTGAAATGTTCGATGTAGGAGATCCATATGGATACTACGGAACAGAAGAGAAGAAAGGAAGTGAGTGACGTATGTCACAAGTACAACGATCCCTCACGATGATGGTGTATGGAGAGTCTAAGGTTGGAAAGTCCACCTTTGCTGTCACTGCACCGTATCCACGACTAATGCTTGACGTTGAGGGTGGGCACAGATTCCTACCAATCATCGTTAAGTACTGGGACCCACTGCGCGAGGAACCTCCTGTCGCAGATGGTACCTGGGATACGTGTGTTGTCACCGTTCGTGATTATGATACAGTTCTCAAGACGTATCAATGGCTACAACTAGGTAAGCATCAGTTCAAGAGCTTAATCATTGACTCAATATCTGAGTTACAGGTTAAGTGCATGGACTCAATCGCAGGTAACGAACAAATGAAGATGCAGCAGTGGGGCGAGTTACTTCGTCACATGGGCGCTTTATTGCGTGACCTTCGTGATTTAACAATGCATCCAACAAATCCGCTTGAGGCTGTTATCTTGACAGCAATGGCACGTTCAAGTGATGGACGTTCGCGTCCGTATCTGCAAGGACAACTAGCAATCCAGGCACCGTACTTCTACGACATCCTTGGTGCGTTGACAGTTGAATCTGTACCAAATCCAGATCCACTGCAACCTCCATATAAGGTGCGGCGCATGTATGTCGAGCGTACCAACGAGTACGAGGCAGGCGAGCGCGTTCAAGGTCGTCTTGGCGCAATCGTCGAGCAAGAAAATCTTGGTGTCGAGCGCATGCTTGACACAGTCTTTGGTCCAAAGACACAACCAACTACAGAGCAGAAAGGCTAATCAGTGAGTACTCTCAACTGGGGCGACCTCGTCAAAGACGCAGGTGAAACAGCAAGTTATGAACCTCTACCCGACGGTGACTATGATCTTACCGTTTTAGAGGCCACAGCAAAGGTCTCGCAGTCAGGCAAGACTATGTTTGCAATTAAGGCACAGGTAATAACTGGCGCTCATGCTAAGAGATTCTTATGGGACAACCTAGTTGTTTCACCAGACAACTCAGCAGCGCTTGGTATGTTCTTCCGCAAGATGGGCGCTCTCGGTCTTGGCCGTGAGTTCTTCTCATCAAATCCTTCCAACGCGCAGATTGAAGCTGCGCTAAAGGGTCGTTCGTTCCGTGCACAGGTAGGATCACGTACCTGGCAAGGTAACAAGAAGAACGAAATCAAGATGTATTACACTGCACCAGCAGCTGCAACTGCAGCTCCTGTAGCAGCGGCTGCACCTGCACCTGCACCTGCACCTGCACCTGCACCTGCACCTGCACCTGCACCTGCACCCGTAGCAGCAGCACCTGCACCAGCGACTGCGCCTGCCGCGCCGTTCTAAAAAAGTAAAAACTTAGTGCTTGCTGCCTGTGGTACCTAGTACTATAGGCAGCAAGACTAAAGGAAAGAGCCATGAAGCAATCAAGACCCGGGCCGTATAAAGTGATGAAAAGACGTGCAGCTGGTCAGGTTTTTACTAACTGTAGGCGCTGTAATGCTGTGTTTCCTGCGTACCATGCTAATAGTAAATACTGCACTCCTAAGTGCAAGACAGACAACTGGACTGAAGTGCGCAGAATAAAGAGAAGGTCTCAGCCAAGAATAGAACTACTACCTAAAACTGAACAATGGGTAGCTAGAAGAGAAAATCTTTTAGAAGAACAACAAAACAAATGTGCACTGTGTTTTATAGAACTTACTGCAAGAACTACTGTGCTTGACCACGATCATCAAACTGGAAAAATACGCGCTGTTTTGTGTAGAAGATGTAACATTGGACTTGGTTATTTTCAAGACGATCTAGAAAAACTAGAATCGGCGTTGCACTACGTAAGAAAATATAGGGACTAATATTATGAAGATATTGATGACAGGATTTACCGCGCTGCAGATAAATACTGAAAAACGTACTATACAAAAAATAGACGTGCCAGCATCAATAACTAAAGCGCTACAAGAATCTGGCCATTCTGTAGACTGGAGAAAAGTAACTCCAGGAGAAGATCTTTCATCTTATGATGTCGTTTGGGTAAATCTAGCTCCACTAAATTCTTTAAATGGACGGCAAGGTGCGATGGGCGCTTTATACGCGCTGTCGTCAGGCGTTCCTGCGATTGGCTTTTTTGATGATTGGCAGACGAACACCGTATTCAACGGAGCAAAGGCACTAGTTCGCAAACCTGAGATGTTGTACAAACATCTGCTTGTTGGAACTGAGCATCGCGGTGACGAAGGCGCAACGTATTTTAGTCGCGCAGACATCGAGGCTGCACTTGAAAGAGTACGCGCGATAAATCCAGACGCGGCAAAGAAGTGTTACATCGAGCGTTACTACATGATGGACGACGATGAGACAGTTCAGCCGTGGGAGAAACGACTTGTTCAAGCAGCAGAGGATCTTTTAGCAGACCGCTGGAAAGCTGGTATGGTTCCAGTTTGTCCGATGTACTCGTTTGGTGACAGATCTATCGTGCGTAAGCGTATGCCAAAGGAACTTGGTCCTATTGAGGCGTTAGATCCAACGTCAACTATAGTTCCAACGTTAAGTCCAGTGATTCCGTTAAATCAAACGCTAAAGAAGCGCGCGTGGGTTTTAGGTGCGTTGATGCCACATGACACCTGGCTTGAAAGAAAAAACCTAACGTGGCCAGTTGAGATTGTCGGCAGTCGCAAGCTTATACGTAAACTTGGCGGACAAAGATTTGATACCGAGAAGGACGTGTTAGAGTTTTACAACCAACATTGGGGAATTCTTTCACCACCGTACCCGCACGCGGGATCTGGCTGGTGGCGTAGTCGTTTTCTTTACACCGCGCACATTGGATCTATTCTTGTTACCGATAAAGGTGAAGGTGATCCTTTAGGCGATGCGTATAAGCTAAAGATAGCGGACGTTGAGAAGATGAGTGATGACGGCTTGATTGAGGCAGCCGAGGCGCAACGCGCCGCGTTGCGTCCACACATTCCAGACTACGCATCATTTGTAGATCATTGCGACCGTATCATTAAACGAGCAATCAAGGAAGACAAAGGACTAAAAAGAAATGCTGACGGTACACCTGCATGAGTAAGATACTTATCACTGGTATGAGTGCACCTCATGCCTCAGAGCAAGCAAACAAGCGCTCGCTATCTTTTGCGGGACTTCTTAAGGACGTTTTAACACAGCACGGGCACGAGGTTATACAGGACGATCCAGAGATCTCCTGGAACCTAAATGATCTTGATAAATATGACATCATGCTTGTTGGACTAAGTCCGTTAACAAGTTTAAGCGCAAATCGTGTGTATGGTGCGCTAAACGTGATTGATCTACTGCAGGAATCACCTAAGTTGCGTTTCTTTATTGACGCGCCTGAGCCTACGCGCATTACCGCAAGCCTAAGGGCAATAAGTAAGACGCCAGATAACTTAACTAAACCTTTTTACTCGTACCGTAAAGGTTTTATGTATGCAACAGTTCCAGGTATGGCTGCAAACTTACTTGCGGTTGTAAATCGACTTCTTGAGGACGAGTGGCCTGCGACGTTGTATCCATCACTTCCTTGGTCTGGAACTGGCAAGGTTATCTCGCAACTTCCTGCGGGAGCCGCAGAGTCACTGCGCGGAATAAATCTAGATTCATACATGTTAACAACACAGATCCCAATGGAAATTGAGAAACGTGACAAGTGGGTAGTTGAGAACTACAACACAAGCTGGACTAAGGAAGTTACAGGAATGCTCGTGCACCAGTCTGTTCCGATGAAGTGGCACAAGGGATGGAACGACGAGCAGGTCTTTAATCAAATCGCAACTGGAATTGGCTCGCTAATTAGTCCGTATCAAACAGGAGGAACGTGGTGGACATATCGCCTCGTGCAATCGCTAAATGCGCTTACACCTGTAGTTACAGACTGGAGAGAAAGCCAGGCAATTGGTGACTCGTGGGCATACCTTGCGTCACACGTTGAAACACTTCCTCTTGAAACCCGCGTTGAGATCGCGCAGGCTCAACGAGAAGAATACATTAGATCTATTCCATCTCGTCGAGATGCGGCAGTAGCCGTATTTGACGCGCTTGACCTATACGCGGTGAAAGGATAAATAAATAAATATGGGAATACTTTTTAACAACTGGCTTGGACGAACTAAGGATCTGCAAACCAAGGTCTACTACATCGACTTTGACGAGATGTCAGGTGATAAGGAGGCAAACATCCGTCGTCTTGTCGAGTACATGCGTTGGAACATGCTGGCAATTGACGACGAGCTTGCTGAGATGCGTCAGGCAATATCGTGGAAGCCTTGGCAACACGATAAACCGTATGCGGATCGCGAGGAAATTCTCAAGGAGGCGGTTGACGTTTTACACTTTGTCGCAAACATTGTCGTTGCAGCTGGCGGAACAGACGCAGAGCTAGATAAGCTGTATCTTGAGAAGATGGAAAAGAACAAGAAACGTCAACTTGACGGATACAAAGTAAAGGATATTGGCGTAAAGTGCACGCTTTGCGCCCGCGCAATTGACGACGTTGGTCGTGGCGCGTCACCAGATATGTGTGCAAAATGTCTTCCAAAGGAGGTAGACGGAAATGCCTGAGGTAAACTATGACTGGATACGTCAACAGATGCAGGACGCACGTGTAAAGGTTGGAGTTGGTAATGCGATTCTAAAACTGCTAAAGACCTGGGAAACACTTAACATCTCAGATCCACAGGCAAAGGAGATAGCAGCTCTATTTCCACAACTTGCGCTTACACATTCAATTGTCCCTGAGCCGCCAACTGAAAGATGGATTGACGCGCAACCAGGCGCGATAACTGTCGGTGATGAGGTTCGCGTAAAGGCTGATGCCTATGACGGAAAGACTGGAACAATTCACAACGGCAGACGCGGTCGCGTTGTAGCCGTGAGATACGGCGATGTTATCTTTAAGTCTAACGATGGTAAGGAGCCTGTTCTTGACGGAACACACTACGCGCCATATCAGCTGCAGAAAAGAATTCAATGAGATCATCCATTGAGTTTTACGTTTCTGGCGAAACGGTATCCGAGGTAAGACGAAAGGCGCTTACCGAGTGGAAAAGAATAAACGATGACGTTGACGCAAAGCTTCCACAGGCAACTGAGGTGCGCATGGTCTCATCAAATGAAAATGATAAAAACTACATGGCATACGTAGTCATAAAGAC